TATCGGTAAAACCGAACCTCTTTATAGGGTGTTCCGACTTTTGTAGAGACCGCACGAAAGGTCTCAGTTCTATTTATCAACAATCATCAATCGAAATCAAACGATGAGCCTTGCGGAGGGTCTCATGAGTTTCATCATTCATCTGAGGGATAACGCCCAGAAGTTTCCAGGGTCGCTTAACAGGAGGTTCAATCTTAATGTTGAATCCTGTGGCAGATGCAGTGCGATTCACAATCTCAAAGCACTCTTGATATCGCATCTCAATAAATGCCATGAAATCCGTATATCCTTTCTTGATTTTGGAGGGTACTTTCTTTGTAGTATAAAGAACCACATAGCAATCTTCAGGCACTTCCCGTGCGATCATACCCCAAAGACGACCTTGGTTGGTATTACTGGGAGCAGCATATACGAAGACTCGTTTCTTACCGAGCATGACTTCATCTTCCAGTGCGGCATCTTTAGGCATATCTGGAGACTTTTTCAGGTATGCCAAAATATCAGAACGATCTGGAACCCAAACAGCTCGTTGTCCGCCCAGAACAGCATCGTAGATTTGTTCTACCAAATCAGCGATTTCATCTTGCTTGATAAAGCGTTCTGCTTCAAATTCATTGAAGAGCAGTTCTGCAATCGCAGTTTTATCGTGTTCTATGTTACCATCAGTAACGGCAGCAATACCAGCTTCAAACAAGTCTGCTGCTTTTGTAGGACGACTGATAAGGTCATCATTACCAATCAGACCCTCAGAGAGAGATTGGACGAATGCCGTCTTTGGATTTTCTTCTTCAGGATACGCAAAGACTGCAACTGCAATGAAGGTGCATCCCGCAAGCATTGCAGCACGGATGCGAGTGCGACCGTCTTTTACCCTAAAAGCAGTATCAACGATGGGAGGAAATGGATTATAACTCCACCCCTTTGTACTGTAAGAGTATGCAATGCCCCCATCGCTGTTTCCGCGACTACCGTCAGCGCGGATGGCAAGGTTGATCAGTTCTTCGTGGAAAAGATCACCACCAAACTTATCGAGATCAAGAAAAGCGAACCGAATAAACTTTCCTCGTTTGGAGTGACTTTGAATTTCTTCATCAGTCCACCGACCCTCATACATGTTAAGGTCAATGTCTTGTTTTTGGGGACCAAATCCCTTTCTGACTTTAATAGCCATAAGTATTCTCCTGCTGAGTAGCAATTATATGGTAAAGTCTTGTCCGCTGGAAGCGAGTGCTTTACCTATGTACTTGTTTATTATACAGACTGGTCTGTGATCTTGTCAAGAGCCAGTCTGTTTCCGAGAACGCGAACCACAAGATTCAAAGAAACCTGTTGTGGACGCTGTTTCCAACCATACCATGCGGTTTTCTTTCCGTCAAGGTGTGGAGGAGTCTGACCAACAGAATAGTATTGATCAGCAGTGACATCATAGTTGGTGTCACCGTCAGATAACCACCAGTGCTTTTCGCCCCGATAGTCCTCTGCACTCATGGGATAAAGTATATCAGTATCCATGAGATAATGCAAGGCCTGAGAACAATGATAGCAATGACCGTAATATTTGTTAGTCAAAACATCATCAGGATACATCAAAGATTTGCGACCTTTCAGTAAATCTGGTGATAGGTTATCACGAATCAATCCCATCACTGATTCAATCTCAGTCATGGGATAAGGTTCAAAGGTTAGTGTTCTGGTTTGAAATATCTGCTTGTCTCTATAACGATGGCGTTCAATTGTTTTCATTCACCTTCTTGAGTCTTACCCTTTTTTCCAATATTATACTTTTGCTCAAGAAGCCAATCCCCTTTTTCCTTATAAGCAAGAACTTTGATTTGATTCAGAGGAGCAATGTCAGCAACCGACTCTGGTTTTACGACTGTAATGAGTCCCCAGTCAGCAAGAAGACGTGTAATACGGTTACGACGTTGTACATCGTTAAGAGTAAGGTTAGCATGTTTGCCATCTAATGCAAAGAGCTCCTTAAAGTGAACAATAAAATATCTTCCCTGCTTGTGCAGAATGTGGCAGGATTGATAGAGTTTCTTTTCCTTGCGAGATGCGACTCCGATGCGTGTCAAAGTCTCACGCACTTTTAAAAAGTCATCTGGTTCATTAAGAATAACTTCTACCATCTGGTCTTGAGACCATTGAACAGTAGGTTCTACCGTAGTAGTCATTTGGTGCCTCCAATGTCAAGTCGTTGTTTAATAAAGTTAATCTGTTCTTTAGTCAGAATTTTCAGAGCTTGTGATGCCTTTTCATTACTATAACCATAGTATTGTTTGACACATTCCAGATCCGTGACTTTTTCCTTTCGGAGCCAGGGAGAAAATCTCTTCTTTTTCCTGAGACTATTTAGATAAAATGAATATTGCATATCTTTGGATAAGTGATGATACTTATTCATTTCATTAGCAAACATGATGCAATCAAGGTGCCCAGAAAGGCAGCGATTAACAATGTATGGAGGATATTCTTTTGTATATTCTGTTAGATCTTCTTTAGTGAAGTTGATCGAGTTCAACCAGTCTTTGAGTTCCATTATCTAATAATCTGAATGTCATCATCTTCTGTCCAGAGTTCAACCTTTGTTCTGAACCTGTCTTCCCTTTTTAATTTTTCATATCTATTGGTTGCCTTTTTCTTCCACCAAGCAATGATGTTTTCAAGATAAAACTTATCCCAGTTAGGACCACGAAGAAGTTCATCTTGTTCGCCAAGAATTACCTCACGAACATTTGAATATCCATATTCGCAGAAGTATGTTCTCTTCTTCTGAGTTAGTGACAGAGCAGTTTGTATTACAGAATTGAATTGATCCAGTTTGTCATCCAAACCATACTCCTTAAGAGAGTTGCGGGTGATGGAAATCATTTTCGTCTGACGCTTCATCTTTTTAGAAGATGCTTTCTTGTCAGTCAAAGGTTGATTGTTATTCAAAACCGTAAACCGATCATGCAGTTTATGGAATGCTTCATCGTGCAGAAGAGGCAAGAACTTGCTCTCTGTCAGTCCTTTGTACCTCATAAATGGTTTCAGGCCATCATACTGTGAGGCATCTGTAGTAGACCCGTAGAGGGACGTGGTTTCAAACAGAGCAATGTCTTTCTCAAAGACCTGATTGAGCGTCTCACGGGCGAAATGAGAGCAGCACAGGAGTGCCAGGAGTTTACCCCCCAGATAGTTGTATCCAAAGGGTTGTGATGGCACAATCACAAATCCCATCGCAGCATGGCGATTGAAGATAGAAAGATTAGGTGCTTTACCTAACCAAACATTCCTTGGTTTAGAATTGATTGTGGGAGAACCAAAACGAATGAATCCGAGTACCTTCTGAGTCTTCTTTTCAAAGACCATCCAACGAAGTTCCCTCCCAGGAATGTTACTTTCGTTGTTATGAGAAGATACTGCTCTCAGCAGATTTCCATAATGTTCCTGTGGAATAGATTGCTGAAATCTACTACCAACAAATTTAATATCAAATTCCATCTCTTGTGGATGAATATCTTCATTGAAGAACTCATCATTAAGTGGGGCAAGAGAACTTGTGGATTTGATTACTTCCTTTTTCACAAAGCGCAGATAATCTTCAATATTTCCCATCTGAGAGAAATACTTGATGAATTCATCCGCAGCCCAAGTAGCATCTGCCTCAGGGACAATCATTTTACTTCCAACTCAGTAGTCAATGTGTGAAAGAATTGGTTGATACTTTGTGCCATAATACGATATCCAGTACCAACGTAGATCTGTCCAAGAAGAACGAACAGAGTCATGGCACCCCAGAAGTAATAATACATTCTGGATTTGTATTGACGATTCTTTTTCATTTGAATTCACACTCCACCATAATTTCGGTTAAGCAAGCAAGCATATTTATCTCTTGATCCGCAACGAATGCCATCTGATACTGATACTTAGCAAGAGTAAGAACAGCAGCAGGAATACTGGACGGGACCAAGGAATCATAACAAGCATCGTAAATGCGACGCAGAAGTACAGAAGTATCATTGTCCAAGTTATTGACAATCCATTTACGTACTTCAGGAAAGTTCTTTTCCTTAAGATGTCTGATAAGATCATTAACTTTTACATCGGAGAAATGTGCAAGAATGCCCGCATCGATTTTACCCCCCGACGAATAGCGTTGGCATTCATTGAGGACTCGTCTCCAATCGGGGAAATGTTTGTTAATGAGTTCGACAAGAACTTTTGGCTCATATTCAACACTCTCCTTATCCAAGATCTCTTGGATTCTTTTGAAGAATTGTGCAGCGATGGCAGGTTTTTGTTTTCCTCCAATTCCAAACTCAACAACCGCGCAACGGGAGTGGAGGGGTTCAATGATTTTGTTCTTGAAGTTGCATGTGAAGATGAACCTACAGTTACCACTAAACTCCTCAGTAAACGCCCGTAGGAGGAGTTGTACATCGTTGGTTGTGTTATC